ACTTCTTCATCAGTAGCGTCTGGATTTATATTCTTATAATATTGTGCTATGTAATTTTTAACCACACCCGGGTTTCTTTGATACATTTCTTGAGCTGCTTGTGGACTACCAAAAAGAGAAGTTATTAAAGCCGAACCAGTTAATATTTTTGCACCTGTTTTTAAAGCTTGACTTATACCCTTACCTCCAGTTAAAGCTACTTCGTCAACTATGTTTGTGACACCAGGAGCTTTAGAAAATAAACTAGCACCAGGTAAATTTCCTAAACTAAATCCAGACATTCCAGCTCTTTGTAATCCAAATAAATTACCTCCACCTGCATAGTATCCACCAGCAGCAAGTAAGGCCATCTTACCTATATCTGATTTAGCAAAATCTGTGACAGTATCAACTGCACCGGATACAGCTTTTTTAACTGACTTAACAATACCGCCTAAAAAATATTCATCTCTATCGGCGAGTTGCATAATTCCACCCTTGCTACGTAATTGTCTTCTCATCATTGCTCTTGATATTGGCATTATTCTGATGCTGCTCCTAATGGTGGCATTGCTGCTACTTTAATTTTTAATGATCTTGTTACTTCTTCTCTAATAGTCGGAGTATTTGTATCTGCAATATCATTTTCTGCTTCTTGATCTGAATTATATTCTTGGTTAGTTCTAGTGTTTCTTAACACTACTTCAGTTTCGCATTTTACAACCGGTACTTTTTTACCATTTATGATTGTGTAGTTTACTGAACCTTCTTCTTTAAAAGCCATAGATCTCCTTATTCTCGGTTAATTTCGAGTATAGATATTATACCACTTATACCAGATGTTACAGAAGATTCAATCTTTAGTACATCATTTTCTTCAAGAACTACAGGACCTTTTGCAACATTACAAATGGTAGGTCCACTAATATTTGCATATGCAACTTGATAATCTGTAGATGCTGATGAGTCTGTAACAGATACTTTTGCTACTTTAGACCCAGATTCATTAGTTAATTGTATGTTTTGAATGATTGCTCTAGCATTTGACGGCACAGTATATACTGTTTCAGCAGTTGTGCCAGTTGGATCATAAAATGCGTTTTTATAAATATTAGCCATTAGTTATCTATGAGTATTAACTCAAATCCTCCATTACATGCTGATGCATTATTTGCAATCGCTTGAAAATCTATATCAGTTTTTTCTGTTACTTTATTAATTGCAAACTTTCTCCAGTTATTAAACCCACCTCTAGCTGATGCATATTCTTTAGCATTCCATGCAGCGTCAGTTACAGTATTGTCTCTAGTCATTAATCTAAAAGTATGTTCACTATCTTTTGCAGATGAAAAATTAATATTTATAATAAACCCAGTTTTACCTGCAGGTATTGTATATAAAGCCATTAATGTTTGACCTTGTCCAATTGTGTTGAAACTAATTTGTGCAAGTAAATCTCCAGAAGTTGTATGACTTATAGTGATGGTTCCTTCGTTAGTTTCACTTGATCCTGCTGTGACTACTCTTGCTCTAAATACTCTCAAAAAGTTTCCTGAAGTTGTAACAGTAGTTGTACCATCCATAGTAACTGTTTCTGTTAAGATGTTCCAAGAAGAATCTAATCCTTGTATCTCAATAGTTCTAGCACCCGTGCTTCCATCATCATCGTTTGCATCATTACTTACAACATCTAAAGTATCAGCAGCTGTTGGCCATGGATATAAATTACTTCCATCCCAAATAGTTTCAAACCCTGATGATTTAATATCTGGATTAGAACCAAATTTAGAAATATTTGTGTAACCAGTGAAATCACCTTTAGCAACTGCAAGAAAAAAATCTATTTCTGCAGATGATGGAGTTGTTGATCCTGTTGTGTTGACATTATTACAATCACTCATTAACAGCCTCCATTTTGATTATTAAACCAAGTGAATCTTTCTTCCTCTTGTCGCTCTTCATTTAAAAAAGTTGAATTTAATTGTTCTACAATTAAAGCAATTGCTCTATTAATCTGTTTCTGGTTAGAAACATCATATTCTTCTTTTGGTTCAGGTATTCTTACTACTATCTTTGCCATTATCTTCTACCGTCCGGTTGTATATCTATTCGTAATGTACCAAAGCGCCAAGACTCACTAATATCAGTGTTTTCTATTTTAAAATTAATGAACCTACCTCTGGCTCTTGTATCCTTTTTATCCGTACTTGACGTAATTGTAAAGGGACTTAAAGATGTTACTGTGTCTGATTGTTGGGGGTAACGTTTAACTGCTAGAGTTACTTTTGCATTACCTTGTAAATCTTTGAAATCTGGTACAAATCTTCTAAGAGCTAAAAATACTTCTCCAGCAATACTTGGTCCAGTAGGTTGACCCATCGCACTTCTTTGTCTTTGTTGTAAATCAAAATCAAATGATTTTATAAATGATGTAACTACTGTAGTTGTCCCATCTGGATTAACTTGGTCTGTTCCTACCTCATGTTCAAATAATGTAGTTTGACCTAAACCATCTTCACCTACGATTATAGGAAAAGTACCACTAGCTGTGCTATCAAATTTAGTTGCAACAGGATTAGGATATATAGTTGCATCAATCCAAGTTGTTCTTGCTTCTGTTCCAGTGTACCAAACACCACCTTTCATTTGTTCACCATAATTAAATACAACGTATTGATCATTATAATCAGAACCTTGTGAAGGATAATACCAAACGACTTCTGTATATAAATTATTTAAACCAGCGTAAATTTGTTGACCTTTAGTTGTATCTAATTGATCAAATACAAAATCTTCTACACTACATGGTAATGATTTAACCGTACCATCAAACATAAAGAAACCATTGTTGGATAACCAAAACGCAACACCATCTATTTCAACTGCAGCATTTTTACCAATCAATCCACAGTTAGTACCAACTTGCTCAAAGCCAAATGTAAATGGAGCACCTACAAACTTCATGGTATATAAAGCATTATCCGTCCAAACTAGAATTGTTTCTTTTGCTTTTAAAGCACCTATAATTCTTGTACCATCCTGTAATCTTTGTGAACCCGCTGAGTTAATAGCTGTTGGTGTGTAATCATTTATATCTTCTTGATCAGAAAATCTTATAAACATGTCATCTTGAGTTGCTGTATTTCCAATCGTTGTCTCAGTTCCTAAATGTATTAAGTGACGTGTTGTAGGTGAAACAAGTGTAACTCTAGTTGCTGTTGGGTTATTTGTTGTCTCGAACCCTGATGTAGTTGTTGATGCTCTTGTTGTTAATCTTGCAGCATCTCCTGCGTTCCAAGTAAATGTTTTTCCATTTGCAATTGTTGCAACTAATACTTGACCAAAATTACTTAATGACCAAAGACCTGGTTCCAGACTAACATCAGATGCAGAAGCTGCTTCTCCCCATGCACCACTGCCCCAGGTGTCAATACCCCAACCATAACCATAAGATTGTTCCGCTGGACCAACTTGTTCATAAGGTTTAACATCTATACTTCCACCTGTTGCAACTGTTGCTGTTGCATCAGAACTTTGAGTAATTGTAAATACAGTTGATGATGTAATACCTGTTACTTGAAATAGTTTATCTTCAAAATCAGAATCAGCATAACCAGTTCCTCCCGGTAAAGTTACATTATCTAATAATACAATATCGCCAGAACTTAAACCATGAGCAGAGCCGGTAGTAATTTCACAAATAGCTGACCCACTTGTTGTTGCAATAGTTGAAGAGGATAGTGTCGCTCTTAAAGGAGTGATATCATAAAGTTGACCTTCAAAATAAATAAGTAAAAATTTATCTGTTCCAATTGCAACATAACGGTTACCCACTAAATCAACAAATGCAAATTCTCGTCTTGCAACTCCAACAATTGTATCTGTAATAAGTGAAGACCAACCACCCACCTTTTCTGGTAATCCATATCTAAATCTTACGTTATCAGAATCAACCCATCTGTTTTCTGCGCCAGATGAAGTATCTTGTTTGTCTATTCCTGGTAAGACTTTAAAATCAATTAGAGCCATATTTTAGCTCCTATATATTATCTTTGTAGACCCAGCCTCTTGTTGCATTAACATAAACTAAAGTAAATGCCGCTGTGTTTGTAGAAACTACTAAGTCAGAAGCAGAGCCTAAAATATTAGAACTATTTCTACCTATTGTTAAATTGTTTGAT